CGTTGCGCTCTTGCCATTCGGCTTCTTGCCGTGAGCCTTCGCCAGCATCGTGTGATACCAGCTAGCCAGCGTGGCGAGGTCGTTCCTCAGTTCCTCTGGGAAGTCGTCAAGCGTCTGCTTCTTAGTGTTGGCGCAGAGTATCGCCACGGTAGCAGCGACCAGCTTAGACGGCTCGTTGGGTATGCCTTTGTCACGCGTGCTGCTAGTGTTGCCACCGGGCGCACGGTTGCTCTTTTTGAGTTGCAGCGCCCGAAGGTGCTTCACACTGGCGTTGGCGTAGTGCGGCACCTCCTCACCGTGCGCATCTTCACTCGCGGTGGAGATGGACTCGCCGTCCAACAAGACGGTGTTGCCTTTCGCCAGCCGCCCCTTGGGCGTATGACCCTTAGGAATGAACAGCGAGCATGGGACTGGGAACTGACCCTTCTCCTTATCGAAGTGATAGAAGCAGACGTTTGCACGAGCCAACAAGCCGGCCAGTTCCAGCGAGCGAGTGAGCATCATCACGCGAGCGGACCGCTTGTCGCGGGTAGCACCGATCTTGTCGTGCGCCAGACCCTGCACCTTGGGCGCATCACCCAGGAACTCCTTAACCATCAGCTCCTTCAGCGCCGACTTGGCTTTGCCATCCTCAAGAACGGTGGCGAGCATGGCGGGCTTGTGGCCCGTATCGGCCAGCCGCTCCCGATGGCACATGATGGCGTAGGCGAGACGCTGTTCCTGTGTCCCCAACGTGAGATGCGCGTCGTGTGCCTTCACGAATGTGGACTCGGCGAGCTTCTTGAGAGCGGCCGGGTCCGGCAGGGTCATGATGCTGTCGCTGTTGGACATCACCTTGGCCCGGACCAGAGCGGCAGACTCATCAGACGTGACGGTAGCAGGAACGGAAACGGAAGCAGACATGTGTTGCACTCCTTAGCTGCACCATTGGTATCCCCTTCGGAACCAATCCAATGCAACTAAGGACATGATACCACATCCATACGCTAAGTCAAATGGCACGACACAGCCCATGCATCACACGACACAACACATGTTGGCGTTGCATCACATGGCACAACGCAACGCATCACATGGGCCAACACATGTATTGTGCAACGCAGCACAACGCTAGCGCCACCACATGTTGTGGCTAACAGCGGCACACACACGCTACATCTAGGTTACGGCAATGGAACGTTGCGAACTTGCCAGCACACTGTGACACCATATGTTGTGGTATGCAGCCTAGTCATACACTAGATAAGCTATGCGATCGCTGCATACCGTCAGTTAGCTATCACGTATGCAATGAATGACATGGCTTTCTAAGGTCACTGTAGGCACTCTACAGCGGTCATATCCTGGCAAGCATCTAGGTGCCACACGGCAGAGCATGGCTTGCAGCACCCTTGCAGCACCACACAGTGTCATACACCAATAGCGTAATGATACACTAGAGCAACGCTATGTTGCATTGCGGTATGCTGCGGTATGCTGCGCTGCAACGTGTGCCATGTCGTGACACTGTGTATGAGTCCATGCGCCACCACACACATGCATCATGTGTCACCCTGCTACGATGCGATACTGTGACGTGTGACATCACAAGGCCCCCCTAGTCCCCACTCCATTTCCCAAACCGGGTATTATGTAGTGGGCCGCACACGTACGGGGCACCTCAGTGGGCACGCCGTAGCAAACCGCCACAGTCTGCGTGTGCCGTATATATAACCGGGCGACCGACTTATCTTGTGGTAGATGTGGCAGTAATCCTTGCAATTTGGTGCTGTGAGGTCGATGGTCCACACTCTGCTCTTTCTAAACTCGTGGTGGAGATGTCCTGATGGCGACTTATGGCTTCAGCCCTGTTGGCTCTGTGCCCTTCACTGGTTATACCAACACGCTAGGTGTTGGGCCTGCGAATACCGATGTCACGAATGGATCGGTCTACTTCAACGGTTTCACACAAGGTGATGACCGCATCGCCAAGATGCTGCGTAATGGCGGTAAGGGCTTGGTGCTGCGTGAGGTTATGTCAATACTCCTGACCTCTGGCACTGGTGTGCCTGTGGTCAAGACCAAGAAGCAAGTGCAGGGTGTGACAGGAGGCTTCGGTGGTGTTGCTCCTATCGAGACAGTGACGCTAATCAACCGCAACTCGACTGCATCTGATGTGATCGCTATCACCTCTCTGCTGTACCGCAACCCGTTCCCTACCAACTATGCTGCGGATGTCAGCGGTAACGGTGGTGGTGGCAAGCAACAAGTTGGTGGTGGAGCGTTCTGATGGCGCGTGGTGATTATAAGCCAGAGATCAGGTCTGCGCTTGGCACTGGTAAACCTGGGCGTGTGAATGTTAGTCCACCACGTGACTCACTGAAGGATAAAGAGTCGCGTCCCACAACTGCAAAGACTAGTGACGCAACGCTTCACCGACGTGACGCAGTGCCACAAGCTCTACCTGAGGCGATGCAGCGTCCTGAGCGAGACGTGAGGCAACTGCCTCCACCATCGCACAGTGGTGGTGGCACAGACGTGCATCATGTTGCTGCGGCAACCAGCATCGCACACGCAATACTTGGTCATAGCAGAGGAGGCATGTGATGCCTAGCGTCCAGGATGCTACGCAGTCCACGTCTACTGATTATGATCCTAACCAGGACTTCCGCTCTGGCAACAGCCTGATCCACGGCTACCTGATGAGTAAGGGTCTGGCACCGACCAGTGAGAACGTGCGTCGTGCGCTAGAAGCGAATGCACGTGAGCCTGGCATGATCCATAATGATGAGGCTAGACTGTATAACGGTCCTGCACCTGTGCCTGATGCAGTGATGCGACGTGCAGTTGGTCAAGGTCCGCCTGTTCCACCGATACCGCCAACAGGATCGCAACCACTGAACATTAGGCAACCCGATACATCTGCACCGCCTGATACACGTCCTGTCATACCACGTCCTAATGGTCCTGGTCCACTACCGCCTGATGAAGCTGCTGGTCAGCCACCACTAACTACACCGCCTGTTGGTGGTCCTGGCCCGCCTATGAACCCACCGATACAGGGCAACATCGTACCACCTGCGAACTTGGGCCAACTGTTGCTTAGTGGTGCACCGTTGCTCGGTGGTGGTGGTGCTGCACTCGGTAAGTTGCTCGGTGGACCGACGACTCCGCTTGGTATTGCTGGTCCTGCACCCGTTCCTGCACTTGGTGCACCGCCTACACCGCTAGCATTGGCTCCTCCTGCTGGTGGCGCAACACCACTTGGTATCGCTGGGCCTGCTGCACCGTTGGCTATCACACATGATCCTGGCTTCAACGCAACGCCTCGACTGGCTGCACCCGATCCTATGGCTAATATTAACGAGTCAATCACCAAGTCTGTGCCTGGTGACGTTGTAGAGGCGCCTAAGGCTCCAGCCGCTAAAGAAGAAGCTGCACCTAAGCGTGCCAGGAAGCCAAGTGCGCGACGCCTACCAAAGAAAGGTGTATAGTGCCACTACCACGCCGCGACACACCGCTGCAACTCGCTGATGGACGTGTTGTGCGACCTGACGGTTCTGTAGAGGACCCGAACGCACAGCGTCCACAGATGGTAGAAGTGCCGACGCATGCTGAGGCACAGCGCATTGTCACTGCCACACGACGCAAGCTCAGTGAGTTGCCTGAGGTTCCTCGCACAATGAATGCCGTGGGCATTGTGCTCAGTTACACACTCTACGGACTAGACGATGAGGAGATTAGTATTGCGACTGGCTTGAGTGTCGAGCAGATCGGTCGCATCAAGGTCGACGATCCCTACACGCAGATGCACACTGCGATAGTACGCACCATCCTCGACAGTGAAACGGAGGTTGTCCGTGACCTGTTCACCAAGCAAGCACGCAACGCTGCCAAGGTTGTCGTCTCAGCAATGGAGGAAGGAACGAGAGCCGACCGAATGGCCGCTGCCAAGGACATTCTTGATCGCAGTGGTCATCGGCCTAGCGATGTGGTGGAGCATCGTCACCGTATGGATGGCGGTCTGGTCATAGAGATAGTGAAGCGTGAGGGTGCAACGCTACCGACGATAGAGATGGATAAGGAGTGAACTATGGCGTTCGTTGCAGGTCGCAGCCTGGTGTTGGGTGCAGCTACGGCTGTGCCTCTGCCAGTGATGACAGATGTGAGTGGGAACAGTCCTACGACTACAATCTACTCGCACATGCGTGTGCCTGGTGGCACTACCTACACGTTCGACACTGGCGCAGTGCATGTGGTCCCAGCAACCACTGATACTGTGATCGCCATCCCGGTCACAGCGTCAACTGTCACAGCCACAGCAGCATCCACAGCGCAGCTCGGCCAGATGCAGTGAGCAAACGCTACCGCATCGTTGAAGGTGGAATGCACGACAGGTTCCACCAGTCGAAGAAGAAGGTACAGTTCATCGGCGGTGGATTTGGTAATGGCAAGACTGCCGCCGTATGCATCAAGGCACTCAAGTTGTGCAAGGACTATCCAGGATGCAACGGGTTGATCGCACGCAGCACGTATCCGAAGCTGAACGACACGATACGCAGAGAGTTCTTGCAGTGGTGTCCGACACACTGGGTCAAGCGTATGCCAAGCAGGGACGAGAACACTCTGCTCCTGAAGAATGGTTCGACAGTGAACTTCAGATACGTTGCACAGCAAGGCAAGCAGACGGAGGACTCGAAGTCGAACTTGTTGTCCGCTACCTACGACTGGATTGTGGTGGATCAGTTAGAGGACCCTGAGTTCTCACACAAGGACTTCATGGACCTGATGGGTCGGTTGCGCGGTAATACAGAATATGCAGGCACGGACACGACGATGCCGCGTGTTGGACCGCGCTGGTTTATGGCAACGCTGAACCCAACTCGTAACTGGTGCTATAGGGAGATCGTCAAACCGCTGCACGATTACACACAGCGGGGCATCATCACCGACAAACTGTTGTGCGAAGTCAACGATGCTGGCGAACCAGTGTATGTTGGTGAGAAACCTGTGCCGCTTATCGAGTTGTTTGAGGGCAGCACCTACGAGAATGTCGAGAACGTTGGCGAGGATTATATCCGAGGCATGCTGGCTACCTACACTGGTAGTATGCGTGAGCGGTTCGTCTATGGACGGTGGGGTGCACTCAGCGGGCTGATATATCCGCAGTTCGATGAGACAGTGCACATGCTCAAGCATGAGGACGCCAAGACCTACCTACAGCAGATGCGGATGACCGGGTTCCAGCCTACGTTCATCGAAGGATACGACCACGGCCTGTCTAGGCATAGCTGCTACGGACTGTTCTTCGTTGATGATGATGCGAATGTGATCCTGCTGGATGGGTTCCGCATCGCTGAGTTGACTGTGGCTGCGGCTGCAAAGCAGATCGCTGCAATACGCGCATCGTATGGCATCGAGCCTGAGGAGTTGAGTCAGGTGTATGCTGATCCTGATGTGTTCAGGAGGAAGGGTGGACACGCACGCACTGTAGGACAGACGGTTGCAGAGTTGTTTGCTGAAGAAGGCATACACATGCAGCGTGGCAACAATGACATCAACAGCGGCATCAGCAAGAACTGGCAATACCTAACACCACTGCCGCTGCATGAGAACCCTATCACTGGCGTGTATATGTCACCACACTTCTACGTCACTGACTTGTGCAACTGGTTCGTTGACGAGATCACTGAGTACTACTTCCAGCGTGATGGCAGTGACGAGATCACTGACAAGCCTGTGGACCGCAACGATCATGCGATGGACATGTGGAAGTATGCAATGAGCAGCCGACCGAAGCTGGCTCGCTACACTGGCAAGCCAGATGCACCACCTGCATGGTTGGCGTGGCATGAGATCGAGAGACAGAATGCGCGCACTCCACTAGCGAGGCATAAGTAATGCCATACGATTATGAGTATGACGACAAAGGGCTAGCAGAAGAACTTGCTAGGAAGGAAGAATATAGTCGAACTATGCAAGAGGCAGTGAACCGAATGAAGCGTCAGTCAGGGACTTATCCTCTGATTGCGCCTGATGGTTCTCAACTCAACCTATCCTGGCAGTACTTGAAGCAGCTAGAAGAAGCAGCGAACGGACCTCCTCCTGTGCAGATGAATGAGGGTGAAGTGCGGCCAAAGTCACCATCGTGGCAAGATGGACAAGCAGAGAACTTTGGGAAGCTAATTCCACCAACTGGTTCTGGCCTTGCGCTGCCTAACATTCCCGAACCTGTAATTCGTGGTCCCTCAGAACCGTCTAGGTACTTCGAGAAGAATAAGAAGCGGCACTCAGAGAACATGATACTGCCTCACAATTTAGGACTGTGGCGGGACTTTGTTGGAGAGGACATCTAATGAGCACAGTTCTCATCATCATCCTAGTGCTGGTGCTGTTCGGTGGACTAGGTGGTGGATACTACGGATACCGTGGTGGACACTACGGCGTTGGTGGATTTGGTGCAGTAGGTCTGCTCGTGGTGCTTGTGCTCTTGTTCCTTGTGTTCGGTGGTAACTTCCGATGAGTGGAGCACAGAACGACGATGTTGGCGTTGACCTAGACGCTGCAACTAATCCGCTAGAGGAGGCACTAGACGAAGCAGGCGTTGGTCTGCCTGCTGAACCTGAGCCACCACCAGTCTATCGAGTGATGCCTGACAGTCGCATCCCAGTGTCTAGCAAACGTGGCGGTATTTGGCGCTCACGTAAGGACACAGCGCAGAAGTCGATGAAGGACTTGATCGATGCGTGGGACGAAGCGATCAGATACTATAATCACGACCAGTCTGACCACCGCGATAGTGGTGATCCTGGTGTGGCTGGTAATCGACATGTTGCTAGGCGGCTGAATGAGCGGTTCAGCAGCACTGAGAACATCGTGTTTGCTAACGTCAACGCGCAGATACCTGAGTTGTATGCTAAGAACCCCATCGTCTCAGTGACGAATGATCTAGGCGGTGCTCCAGCAGACGGTGAAATCGGTGATGCATTCGCTAGAGTGCTGCAAAAGCTGATCGATAAGCTGTTTACGATGCGCCACGCACCTGGCATCAACATCAAGCCCAAGGCTAAGAAGAATGTAGTCATTGCACTACTTACAAACTGTGCTTGGTTCGAGATCGGCTACACGAACAAGGACAAAAGTAGTGAACAAGCCATTGCTGACCTGCAAATGCTCAGTGATGAACTTGCAAAGGCCAAGGATGACAAGGAAATCAGAGCAATCGAGGGCAAACTCACTGCACTAGAGGAGAAAGTCGAGTTTTTGCAGCCTAGTGGTCCGTTTCTTCGCATCCGCATGCCACATCAGGTGCTCATTGACCCAAATCGCAACGATCCCTGGTTGAACGATGCAAATTGGGCAATGGTTGAGGATATGTTGCCAACTGCTTACCTGAATGCAGTATTTGGTCAACCAAATCCTGATAAACCAGACGATGAGGAGATTAGGTCAGTATTCGAGCCTACACACGTGCTGAATGGTGGTGGTGGAGGGTCAGCAGGCGATGATGACTTCACTTTGTTCAGCAAGAACGAGAACAGCTACAGTGCATACGGGTTCGATCACAAGGATCAGTTCGACAAGGCATGTATGACACGTGTGTGGTATGTGTGGGACAAGGTGACTCGTCGCCTAGAGATGTATGCAGACAACGACTGGAAGTGGCCGATATGGGTATGGGACGATCCCTACCAGTTGCAGGGCTTCTTTCCTCTCACACCACTGTGGTTCCATGAGAACCCGATAGCGCCATACGGCAAAGGTGAAGTCAGCTACTATCTCGACCAGCAGGATCAGGTCAACGAGATCAATGATGAGAAGCGCCGTGCACTACTGTGGGCACGACGCAACATCTTCTACAACCCTGAGACTGGCATCACTCAGGAGATCGCTGACAGGATACTGAAGGGACCGGATGGTACTGCCACACCGATCAAGTTGCCTGAGGGCATGAAGGGCACTGATGCCATCTTCAGCATTCCACCGCCGAGCACTGCATTCCATCAGTTGTTCGATAAGGAGGACCTGTACAAGTCTGTGGACCGTATCGCTGCAACCAACGAAGTGGAGCGCGGTGGACAGTTCAAGACTAACACGACCAACCGTGCAATCGACTACTATAGTACGATGGGCAACATGCGCATGGACATGCGCCTGGATGCTATCGAGGACGCACTTGGTGACATAGGATGGAAGCTCGCACAACTGTGCATGCGGTTCATGGACGCTGAGATGGTGATGCAACTCACTGGACTCGACGCATCACCGTTCTGGCAACCACTGAACAATCTCACTGACTTCGCCAAGATGAGTGTGACAGTGGTTGGTGGCAGCACACAGAAGCTGACTACACAGCAGAAGAAACAGGAGGCTGTGCAGGTCGGTCAGGTGATGGCGCAGTATGTGAAGGCAGCACCAGCTAGTGCGCTGAAGGTGTCGCTGGACATGCTCAGCAAGGCGTTCGATGACTTCGTGATAAGTAAGGAAGATTGGGAGAGCATCGAGCAAGAAGTTGCTATGATGGCACAGTCACAGATGGGTGGTGCACCAGGCCAACAACCGATGCCGGGTGCTGCCCCACCACAAGGCGCTCCGCCGCCGCATGCCGTCGGTGCTGGTGCACCGCCACCAGGTGATACAGCAGGTGGTGGTACCATGCAAGTAGCAGCAGCAGTTGTGCAAGCCCTATCACAGTTGCCGCCACAGTTGCTGCAAGCGATTGGTGGTGCACTGGCACAGGGCGTGCCACCGAAGGACATCTTCCAGCAAATGCTCGCTAGCCAAGCGGGTGCAGCAGAACAAGGAACAGCAGCATGAGCGGCACAACCGAGGACAACATCCTCAGCAACATCCCTGACATCCACGACACAGGAGACAGCGACAGTGGCAGTGTTGAAGATAGCGGCGCAGCGCAAACGAGCGCGCAACCGACGCAAGGTGGAGGTGATGCCACCACAAGTGCGCAGCCTACTCAACAAGGTGGCGCTGGCAGCACAGGTCAACAGCCTCAGCAACCAGTTAAGCGCAGACACGATGGACTCGTCGAAGTCCCCAACGAGGACAATCCTAATACCCGTGATCTAGTTGATCCGATCACAGGGCGTCGTGTCGCTAAGGGCGGCATCGAACGCAAGGTGTATGAGGACGGTCAACGCGCAACACGTGAGAACAACCAACTCAAGCAGCAGTTGCAGAATGCAACGAGGCAGTTGTCTCAGGTCAATGAGGTAACGCAAGAGGCTGTGCGCCTCAATGTGGCACCACAGGATCAGGTAGCAGCGATCCGTGTCATGTCGGACTTCCTACGCGATCCGGTCAAGACGCTAGAGTACTTGGTCGCTGAAGTGAAAGCGAAGGGCTACCAGATACCGTTTCTGGAGCAGGGCGTGACACCGGGCATGGACATGACTGCCATTGCTCGCATGATCGATAACAAGATGATGCCGCTAACACAGCAGCAACAGCAAGCTCGTCAGCAGCAGGAGATGCGGCAGCAGGCCGAGCAGGAGTTGACTGCGTTCCTGAATGATAACGAGGAAGCCAATGCAAACCTTGACGTGCTTGGCGAAATGTTGCAGGCTCAGCCTGGACTACCGCTCCAATCCGCCTACACGAAGCTCATACGCTGGTCGCATGAGAATGGCCTCGATTGGACGCAACCGCTGAAGCCGCAAATTGCGGCACGGCGGCAGCAAGCTACCCAACCTACCCAGCCCCAGCAGTCTACCCAGCAACCCGCTCCGCAACGTCCACTACCAGGTGGTCGTAGTGTGAGCCCGAACAGTGCAGCGCCAGTAGGTAACGGTGCTGTACAGCAGTATCACGAGAACTCATCCTGGGCCGACATCATCAGACAGTCGATGCAGGATCATGGGGTCAACCTTAGTTGAGAGGGTAGGAGATGCCTGTAGGATCAGTTGTTCCCGCTGTTGCAGATGTTCTGCACAGCACACTCACGAAGTCAAGGCGTAAGCTCGTGATGGCTAGCATCAAGAGTAATGCGCTGATGGCGTGGGTGTTCGCGAATGACCGTGTGGAGTATGAGGATGGTGGATACAACATCACCAACCCGATCACGGTAGGACGCAACCCCAACATCACTTCGTATTCGTATTACACTCCTCTGCCTGTGAACCAGACAGATGAGTTCGACACGGTGGAGTATGGATACTCACGTGTCGCAGGCACAGTCATCATCAGCGATCAGGAGCAGGACGAGAACAGCGGTGCTGCTGCGATCTTCAAGCTGATGAAGGAGAAGATGAATGTCCTTGAGGAGTCCATCAAGGACAAGTTCTCACAGTACTTGTATGCAGTGGGCGGCGGCACTGACCCTCTTGGCCTGGGCAGTCTCATTCCTACTAATCCTCTTAGCGGAACGCTTGGTGGGATCAACCGTGCGACGCAACCACAGTGGCGCACGAGTGCGTACAACTTCGCAGGCGGGGTTGACAGCACGAACATTGAGGAAGTGTTCGACGATATCCTCATGGACCTCACGCTCAAGGGTGACAAACCGAGTGTGATCCTGTGCGGACGCAACATCTACAGGATGTATCGCCAAGCGGTGCGTGACAAGCTCACCATCCCGCTCAGTGAGGGCAAGGCTGGCAAGCGCATGTTCGACCTCGGGTTCGAGGGTGTACTGCACAACAACATCCCCATGATGTATGACGAGGACTGCCCGGTCAACTACGCCTACTTCATCAATGACACGTATCTGCGGCTGCACATGCTGCGTGGTGTGAACATGAAGGTGAAGGAGTTGGTTGCGCCGTGGAACGTGGACGCCGTTGGTTCGCGCGTTGTGTGGCAGGGGCAGTGGTGCTTGTGGCGCGCATTCCGTACGCACGCAGTGCTGACGAACTAGGAGATCACAGATGGCACGCGACAGAGCACAACAACAGAAGCAGTTCCCTGAGGGACAGCCCAAGCCTGCTGAGGAACAGGCTGAGGGCACGCACGTCGAAGATGGTGCATGGCACGAAGCGCCGGATCAACAGAGCACATTCAAGGATGTTGGTGAGGAGGAGACGCAGCCAGGACAGAAGGAAGTTGTCGCTGGCACAGTTGAGCACGAACAACTCCTGAAGTCGTTCCACAATGCTACGTCGTATGCACCGAATGTGAACGTGGTTGTGCCAGAGCCAGAGCCAGAGGAACCGCCACCGGAGCCACCACCGATCAACGAGACTGATCCACCTCCTGAGGACCAGACTACACAGTGGGGCGAGGAGGAACAGCGGTAATGGCAACAAGCTCCACTGACTTCAAGCCATCGTTCCAAGTCGAGCACCTGAAGGGTGAGTTTACTCGCATGGTCATGCACATCGAGGAGGATGTGCGTAACGTTGGTCCACTAGGCAACAAGCAGATCGTTACTCGCAAGCTGGTGCCGAAACAAGAAGTGTTCACCGATGCCTACATGGTATACTTTCCACAGGGCCACAGCCTGTTCATTGCTGGTGATGATGAGGAGCAGCTTCGTAGGATCGGTGTGCTAGAGCCGCCACGGATCGTGGACATGAACTCTGGTGAGGAAGTGCCGATGGAGGCGCAACTATCACCGAAGCAGATTGTGGAACGCAAGCAACACAACCGGCCACGTGCAAGGAGCGTAGGCGGGTTGACTGAACTGATGGAGGGTAGCGTAGATGCCTAACCTGATGGCGAATGCCAGCAACTTCCCACGTAGGATCAACAACTACGTGCCTGCTATGGCATACAGCGCCGATGTGAACTACAACGGTGAGACACGTGTGAACTTCGGTGCACCAGCGGCTGCGAATGCAACGCTCATCGGCAACGCAATCAACATCACCACTGCGGGACAGAGTGACCTCAGTGCTGTGACGCAGCTTGCTGAAGCGTATGGTCGCAACGTCACTGTTGTGGCGAGTGCTGCATCGGTGGTGGTGGTGACGCTGAACGGTTGGGACTATCTCGGTCAGCCGCTCGCTGAGAGCTTCACGCTCACTGGTGCTACGCCTGTGGTCGGCAACAAAGCGTTCAAGGCGTTCAACAACGTGGCATTCCCAACTGGTTCGCCTGTGACGATCAACATCGGCACTGGTGTCAAGCTCGGGCTGCCATACAAGGCGATCCGTGTCGTGTATGAGATCGCTAACGGTGCACTCGTTGCAGCGGGCACGTTACAGGCACCGAGTCTGGTTGATCCTGCAACGGCTACGTCCACTGATCCACGTGGCCTCTACACCACGACCACTACGATGAATGGTGCCAACATCATCACCGCAGCATTCAACATGCTGAATGATGTGAACACTGCCAACCACGGTGGCCTGCACGGTATCCAACACGCAGCCGCCTAGCTAGGAGCACACAATGCCTGCGAAGGTTGGTGATATTGTAAACTCAGTCATCAACCTTCTCTCTCAGGTTCCTGGCTACGCTACCCAGATTTACGCATCAGGACGCATTCTGCAACATGTGCAGGATGCGTTGCTGCTTGAGATCGAGGAGATGTGGTGGCCAGACTACATGATATTCGTTGGGCCATACGGTATCGATGAGAATGGCCTGCTGAAGTCTGACATTACTGGTCCACTAGGCCCGATCACAGAGTGGCGTGACATTGCTCGTGTGTTCCCTACAGGCAGTAACAAGCCACTGCGTGAACTGCCTATGAGCATCAACCCGTCTACGCTCACTGGCGGACCACCACGTTACATCTCACCAAGCTACACCGCAGTCAACAGACCGTTCAGTGTGTGGCCGCACGACGGCGCAGGTGAAGTGTGGGTGTGGGCACGACAGCGCCCTAAGCTACCGCTGTCTCCTAATGACTTGGTGTATATCGACCATCTGCTGCTGCAATACGATGCATGCTGGATGTATGCAGTGGATGACGGCACGATCCCTGCACAGGTGAACAAGTTCCAGGTGCTGGCACAGAACCGTAGGCGCATGATTAAGGCATCGTTCGGTCAGCATCCTATTGAGCTTGATCCACGGTTCCCTGACGAGAGCATCTTCGCAACTGGCGACAATAGCTACTTCGTACTGGATCAGGACCCACTGGCATGAGTGGCAGCATGACAGCCTTCTTCAGAGGCGAGAACCCTCTGCGTGCTGACAAGCTGAACAAGGCATTCGGTGAACGTGTGTTGCGCACTGGCGACACAATGACTGGGCCTCTGATCCTGGCACGTGATCCACAGGTGTTGATGGAGGCTGCTACCAAGCAGTATGTGGACACACAGGTAGCGGGTGGAGTTGGTGGTGGTGGAGGAGGTAGCGGCTCATACCTGCCGTTGGCAGGAGGCACACTTACAGGTCCACTGTTCGTAAACGCTCCGTCTAACCCATCCGTTTACATCACTGCAACGGAAGCTGGAGCAGGAGGCAATCGTGCTGTATGGCCTGCACTCAGGTTCAACTCGACACAAGCTGATACAGCAGCAGGTTACGTAGAAGCGAGTCGCTACGGACAAGTTCGCTGGACACTTGAGTTCGGAGGCACTGAGCCTGAGACTGGCAGCAACGTAGGAACCAACTTCCTACTCAACAGCTTCAGCGACACAGGCACATATCTTGCCACAGCGATCAAGATAGTACGTGCAACTAGTGTCGCTACGTTCATCGCCACACCGCTGCACCCGACACCAACATCCACAGACAACTCTACCAAGAGTGCCACCACTGCGTTTGTTAAGGCAGTACTCGCACCCTACGCGTTGACGACTTCACTGCCTGGTCTGGCAACGATACCTGTCCCTGGCATCGTCAAGCCAGATGGCACCACCATCACAGTAGATGGTGCAGGTACACTTACCGTTGTCGGCACTGCTGGCGGCTCTGGTCCACCAGCACCATCGAGCACACTACCGCTTATGAGCGGCACTGCTGCTATCGGTGTAGCGACTGCTTACTCTCGTGAGGATCACCGCCACCCGAGCGACACGAGCAGACTTGCACTGACAGGTGGAACACTGACAGGACCACTGCTGTTAGCGGCTGATCCAACCGTGGCGTTGGGCGCAGCTACCAAGCAATACGTGGATGCACACGCTGGCAGTGGTGGCGGTGGTGCAGGTAGCACATGGGACAGCGGTTCCAGCACGTGGGACAGTGGATCGAGTGCGTGGGACAGCGGTAGTGGTGGCACTAGTGTGTTTCCATCAACCACGCTACCGCTTGCAGATGGCACAGCCGCAATCGGTGTTCTAGCGACCTATGCGCGCGCAGACCACGTTCATCCACTGACTAGCACTGGTGGTCCTGCACCGTCCACCACACTGCCACTGATGGATGGCACTGCTGCCATCGGCACTGGTACAACCTATGCACGCAACGACCACGTACATCCTAGTGACACGTCACGCTACGCTGCAAGCAACCCTAGTGGATACCAGACTGCTGCACAAGTGACAGCACTGGTGCCTGCTGCATCCAGCAGTCTGCCTGTCATGGACAGCACTGCTGCTGTGGGAGTGAGCACCGCTTGGGCACGTGGCGATCACAGGCATCCATCTGACACGAGCAGGTATGCAGCGACTAACCCATCTGGCTATCAGACTGCTGCACAAGTCGCATCGGCTGTAGCGGCATATCTGCCACTTGCAGGTGGCACGGTCACTGGCACACTGACTACTAACATCCTCCGCATGGGGACGCTGGGTTGGCTAGAGGCTATCATCGGTGCCACTGAGACGAACACTGACACCACCATGCTTGCGAAGCGTGCTAACGCAGCAGGTGTGTTCGCCACACGCACCAGTGATGGTGGCGCTACAGGTGCAATGGGTGCGTGGGCCATTGGTGGGTTCGCGATCAACAACAACACGACAGCAGTGCAGACTGCATACTGCCAGTATCTTGAGTACAGGCGATCAGCGAACACAGGCACCACACACGGCATCGAGATCGGTGGGATCAACCTCGGTAGCGTAGCCAACGTCTCACCATACGGCGGTGAAACAGGCTCAACGCTGTCACTGTGGTTGAGTGCAGGACGCCAGGATGTGACAGGCAATGACCTGTCTCTAGCAATAGGGATCATCGCTAATCCCAATCGTTACACCAAGGGCATCATGTTCAGCCAAGGCAGTCTCGTGCCGCTAGCTGGCATCGGTGGTGTGGCAACGGCACTGCCTGCTCAGTATGCACACGTTTGGTATCTGCCTGAGGGTGCAGGAGCCTCAGCAGCAGGCATACCAGCAGCACTCATTCGCAGTGACATAGTTACTTCACCAGGTGGCACAGTAGTTCCATCGCTTATCTTCGCTGGCTCTGGTGCAGTCATTGAGACTGCTAACGGCACCACAGCAGCAGACTTCCAGAATGGACTCAATACGCTTCAGCATACACACGTTGACGGCGATTTGTCTGTCAACGGAACCCTGTCACCCGCACACATGACTGCTGGCTTCGGCGGCTACAACGATGATGCTGGTGCTGCTGCTGGCGGGATACCGATTGGTGGCGTGTATGTCAAGCTAACAAACCAGAATGCTCTAACCGCGAGGCTAGTATAGATGCCATCCGCAATCGATCCCACAGTCCCTGTCTCTGGCAACCCAACTACTGCGAGTCAGCGAGCTAACTGGACTACTGCCAAGAATGAGATCACTGCTCTGCAAGCTGCTGCGCCTAGTGGCACCACCGCACAACTGTTGTCTGGTGCAGGCACCAACGTTGCAGTCGGCACCAACCTGACACTCACAGGTGGCACGCTCAATGCCACAGGTGGAGGAGGCAGTAGTGTCACCACCTTCCTACCATCCACCGCAACGCTGCGCTCACCGCTACAGGTCACAGACAACATCGTTGTCTATGACAGCAGCAACAACAGCCTGCGTGCTGGTGCGACGCAGTTCAGTGCTTACACACTGGCTAACGGTGGCAGCTTCACCAAGACAGTAGCAGTCACCCCGATACCGCTGACCTGGGCCTCAACCATCACTATCAACGCAACGCAGAGCATCAACTTCCGTGTTACGCTTGGTGGTGCAACACTGTTTGCGAACCCCACTGGGTTGGTGGACGGACAGCGGATCAACCTACGGATCAAGCAGAGCACTGGTGGTCACACTGCAACGTGGGGATCGAAGTGGAAGTGGCCGCTCGACACCGCACCAGTACTCAGCACCGCAGCGAACGCAGTTGACTGGGCGAAGGGGATATACACAGCGGCTGACGATGTTATCGAGATGGACTTCACCAAGGGGTTCGCATCAGTAGTGTCTGGTGGCGGTGGAGGCACTGGGCCAGTACTCGACACAGTGACGGTGCAGCCACTTGTGGCGGTTGGGCTGAACTTGCAACGCACTGCCTATGCAGGACAGTGCCTACGCATTCACTCATCTGGTGCGATTGCTGATGCAGACTGGGGCTTCGATAGTGGCACAGGAGCGTTCAACAGTGCTGGTGCACTGGCTGCACTTACAGCAGATGGTGGTGCTGCTGGTGGCTTTGCGAAGTGGTATAACCAAGTAGCAGGTGGAGCTGATCCGACACAAGCCACCGCAGGAACTATGCCTATCTTGTTCAGCGGCACACCAAGCACCTATCTCGGATCAGCGCGCTGCTACTTTGCTGGAGCACGCTACCTGACAGCACCAGTCACATTCGGCACGACATCAACGTTCATGGCCGTGTTTGTTATCGATATGACAGGTGCGAACAACTATGGTGCAATCCTCTCATACAAAGCGTCTGGTGACAGCACCGATACTGGAACGGGCAGCTTCAACGCTGCCACAGACAACTCGGGCACAGCAGGCGCACTACGAGTGTATCTGGAACGCAGCGGCGGTCTAGCCGTCATACCGTCTATCTCTGCTGCGATGCATGTCGTGACTGTCTATCAGGACGGCACGAACATCGGCGTCTCTGTAGATGGTGGGTCTGCTGTCACGGTTGCTGCAACTGGTGCAATCGGTAACAGCGGCACAGTGTACATCGGTGCACGAGGCGATGGAGCCAACGGGTTCACAGGCGGCATTGCTGCTCTCATGCTCTGGAACACTTACAACGCTACTGACCGTGGCAAGGTCGAAGCCTGGTTCAAGACAAAGTATGGGACTCCTTGAGCATGACGCTCGTTCCTGTCAACGCTGCTGGTGCTGCTCCTGCTGACGCTGCTGGCGCTATACCTGCTGATGTCAGTGGAGGCGGCGGCGGCGGTGGTGTAGCCACTGCGTTCAGTCTCACGCTCACTCATGCTAGTGGCCTAGTTGGTGCAAGTGAGACGCTAACCGTGACACCGAACGGCACGTGGCCTAGCGGTCGCGTGTTAGCAGTCACACAGAGCGTTTCACTGTTCAGTGTCGGCAGCTTCACACAGCCGTCTAGCGGTTCGTCTGCAAGCGTGTCGATACCACTCACGGTCAACGCAGTGGGTGGCCCATCGTCCATCAATGTAACAGACAGTGGCACATCGCCACTCAGCAGCACAGGCTCACTGACCTATAGCTCAACTAGTGGCACCGGCACGTTGCGGATCGTGCAGACGTTCTCACTGACCAACTGGAACGGTGCTGGCACCAGTGTTGGTTATGCTCGGCAAGGTGTGCCGTTCAAGAAAGGTGATGTGCCTGCTGGGACAGGACTAGAGGTCAGGCGAGGCTCGACGGTTATCAATGCACAGTTCGACGAGCGCAGCACGTGGAACGATGGCTCGCTCAAGCACGCGGTCATGCACCTGCGGGACACAACATACTCAGCGAGTGAGGCTCGCACATACGATGTGTGGAGTATGCCGAGCACAGCATTCTCGAACATCGGCATCAAGTCGCTCACAGACATCACTGGCGCGCACGACTTCAAGGTTGCGTTCACCTTGCTGAAAGAAACAGCTTGGGGCGATGGCTCCGATACAGACATCACCACTGTAGGATCAGGTTCGTTCACTGCTGCATTCAACACACACGCTGCGGTCGCTACACGTGTAGAGAAGAACCATGTCGGAATTGTGTGTGAGGGCTGGGTCGTGTGGGGTATGGCACGCGACAACACTGGCGGTGCTGCGGATGCACACCTCAAGACCAACTGGTATATCGACATATGGAAAACCTCTGCTGGTGCCATCTACGGCTACGAGGTCGGTGCCGTCGTTGCACAAGACTGGTGGAGCGTTGCTGGTAAGAAGCGGCGCAACTACAACGCTGCACTGATGGACGGTGCGACAACGATCAAGAGTTACACAGGCATTCGGCATACGTATGAGTCACAGTGGCTGACGGCTGAGACAACGGGCCTTCAGCGAGGCAAGCGGTTCTGGGTCGGTGGCGCACAGCCAACTCTCCACTACTCGTTCGACAAGTCGTACTGGGTGCAGAGCAAACTGATCCCACCATACGACACAACATACACACCACTCGACTACGCTTCGCACGGTGGGCTCAACAGCGACGGCGTAGCAACTTACATCCCCATGTCGGCGCAGTGCCACCGCTATGAGTTCAATGCAACGGGCGAGTACCAGGGCCGTGGCATGATATGTAACGCTGACTCAACAGCGTTCATGCGACAGACCGCAGCGGACACGGCTTGTGCACGAGTAAGCTGCCTTGGCGGGCTGCACACACCGTTCCACAGGCGCAGCAACCGCACACGCACACGACCGGGTGACAGTGGCGTATCAGACACTGCAAACACAGTTTGCTCGCTGATCCTAGACATCGGCACAGCACCTGGTGGGTTGTTCGAGAACTTGCACCCGATGCCATCGCACAACTTCACTGCACAGGGCTTGCCTGCTCCCGTGCATGCTTATGCTGCGCTGAAGGGCGGCACATCGTTCAATGGCATCAGCACAACGGATGGATACGTTGCACCAGGCGGAGGCACCTGGCCTTACTTCAACTCAGGGAACAACAGTAGCCACAAGCCGAACTACTGCTACTACATGTATCTTGTTGAGGGTGAGCGTTACGTACTAGAGAGCGTCCTCGACTATGGTATGGCTGCGACGCAAGACGGTGGCTCGGGTTGGGACGACTCACTAATATACAACATGAACCTTGCGTCCTCTCCACCCAACGCTGCATGGAACAACGCACGTCCGCCTGCTGAGAAAGCTCTCTTTGTCGGTGGTCCGTTCTGCGCATGGCCGTTCCGAGGAGAGATGCGGGACTTCAACCCAGCGATCCTTGGCAGTGCTATCGGCATTGTGCCAGACGCGCATGTTGCACATGACTTCTTCAAGCGGTGGCAGCTATCACTCGACGTGGGCATGGACGCGATGCTTTATACGCTGCACCCGAACTGGCTACAGAGTGGCGACGGTCCTTACTTACATACTGAGGGCATCCCGACGCAAACCCCGTGGATGGCTGCGATAACTTGCCTTGGTCACTATCATGGTGCAGCGGTAACGGAGAGCAGCAGCCAGCTTGCTTTTGCTAACCACTACGCCAAGCAGATGACTGGTATAATGACCTATACGCCAGGGTATGTCGTTGGTGGTGGTGCGCCGCAGAAGCTAGCAATGCTGGCAAAGACTGAGCATTGGGACCCTGTTACCAACCCCTACTTCGCATGGGGACAGAACCTGGGTATGAGCATTAGTCTCTACGCAGCAGACTACGTGCCGAACCAAGCACCGCAGCTATTCCGCAACGGTGGAGGTCAGCACGCAGGTGACATGCTGTGGTGGCACTCACGTGGCTACTCTCGTGACCTCACTGATCCTGCTGCTACACCTCCTGCTGGTGTCACACCGGGTCAGCCACTCTACGTGAAGTCAACTGCGGTATCTGGGAGCGACGGGATAATCACAACCTCGCTGACGCCAGGTGGGTCTAACTTCGTATTCACTACTGGTGCAATACCAAACGGACCAAGTGCAGGTGATGTCTGGGCATTCAGTGGTCCTACTAATGACTGGGCACACGCAATAGCAGGCCGAGCCACAGGCGGAGACAGCTACGCCTCTATGATCCGTGCTGTGATTATCCACGCTAAGCTAATGGGCAACAGCACGGCTACGCAAGACCTCATAGACCGTGCAGACTTCTGCCTGGATACGTCAGGCTATCCACTCTATACTGCCTGGATGTATCGGTGAGTGACCCTATTCCGTCACCTGCTTGTCACCAGCATGTTCGGCACAGCGTTGTGTGTAGCGATCTACTTCTCAGCTAAGCCGTAGGACACATGTATCTCGCTAAGACCAAAGGCAACCTGAACCCTCGCGGTGAACAGCCGCAGAGCAACCTTCAGATCAGCACAATACGTGCGTTCGAGGGTGGCCTGAACGTGGCTGACACTGACCTGAACATGGAACCGAAGTTTGCCAAGGTGCTCGACAATATCGAGCGGGCAACTGACGGCTCACTGTCAGTGCGTGCTGGGACACGGTTGGTTGCTACGATGCCGACTGGTGCAGAGGTAGTGAACCACATCTACTTCGCCAACCACGTGATCACTGTGCA